GCCCTAAAGTTTTACCACAAACACTTTTTGCTAATCTTCCATCTAAAATAGCGGAGCTTTGGTTTCCACTTCTATTTGATGCTTGGTGATTTGTATATTTTCTTTTTTTAATTACAATAACTGGATAAATTGCACCTGTTTTAGGTTTATTCATTTCGTCTTTAATAACACCTCCAGAAGTGGTATTAGGAATACCTGCAATTTCAACAGAGCTTTTTTGCAAGCCTTGTTTAATCCCAGCTTTAATAAGTTTATCTAAATTAAAAATAGATTTAGGAATATTTAATTTGGATGCCATATTAAGTTGGTAAGTATTATATTACTACTATTGAATATTAGTTATTGCAAAGTCTAGTAAAAAGATTTTTAATGTCAACGGCAATCATCACTTGCCACAATGATTTATTTATAACAAATATGGAAGCAGAATTAAAGTTTTTAAAAGATTTTTATATCAAAAAGAAATGGTATAAAAAAGACTCTTCTATCAATATTGAAGTTGATCAAAATGGGACTCCACTAGATTCTATTTGGTTTGAACAATTAAGATTTGAAGAAAACAAAGATCACTTTGAGTTAAAATCTCTGGCTCAAAGCAAGAAAAAATAGAGATTGTTTTTCACCACAAAAACATAATATATGGCAGGCACTTATCCTATTTCCGAATTTACACTTTTGTCTAAATTAGACAAAATCTCCGCTTCTGGTCGCATTCCACTTATTCTTGCACAAGGGACAAGTGCTGGCTCATTTACTTCTGGAGCGTTAGTCACTAATATCTCAAATGAATTAGGAACTGGTAAAGCTCTTTGCGGAGCAGGTTCTATTGGTCATTTGATGATAGATATTTTTAAACAAGTTAATACCCAAACTAGATTAGATGCGATTATTGTATCTGATAATGGTTCTGGCGTTGCCGCAACTGGCTCTATTGCCTTTGCCGCTTCTAGCCCAGTAGTAGGAACTTTATATGTGACTGTTGGTTCTTATACTAAAAATAGATATGCAATTGCCACTACTGCCTCATCTACTGCCACAACAATTGGTAATGATTTGGTAACCGCTATTACTGCTGATGCTAATGCACCAGTTACAGCAGCAAACTCTACTGGCACAGTTACATTTACAGCTAAAAATAAAGGAACTGAAGGAAATAGAATTACTATTAAAGTTGAATCCCTTCCAAGTGGAGTAACCCAAACTACTACAGTTTTTTCTTCTGGTGCTACCGATCCTGTTCTTACTGGTATTTTAAGCAAAATTGATGCTTCAAGATATGATATTATTGCTCCAGTATGCTTTTTATCTACTGTTAAAACTCATTTAGAAGCTAAATTTAACACTAGAAATACTATTTTAGATGGTGTTGGTATTATTGCTAAAACCGATACTTACGCTAATCACCAAACAGCTTTAGCTCCAGGAACTTTATCTTCTAAAGTTATTGTTTATATATGCAATAAACTTGTGAATGATGCAGATTATAAAGGCGGGGCAATGCCTGAATTAGATTACACTATTCCTGCTTATATTGCCGCTCTTAGAACTTTAAGACTTAAAGATAATGCATCTACTAGCTCGTTTATGATGAGCGATAATAATAGAGGTGGTATCTTTACTGCTGGTTTGCCTTATTCAAATATGAAGTTAAATAACTTTGCTAATATTGTTACTGGCAAAGGATTTTCTCTTGATGAAATTGAAGGTTTAGGTGATTTAGGAGGTTCAACTTTAAGTATGGATGAAAGCGGAACTGTTGCAGTAACCAATAAACTTTGGATGACTTCTTATAAAGAGGCTACTCCTACCGCTGATGGGCAAACTTACCAAACTTTAAATAAAAGCGACTGTGCCACTATTGCTAGAGAGTATTTTATGAAAAATATGAAAAGCTATTACGCACAAGCTGCCTTAACAAATGGGGATTTGCCAAATAACACTCTGGCTCGTTATGCGACGCAAAAATCAATTAGGGCTTATATTGTTGGTCTTTACACTGACCTCTGTTTATTCCCTTACAATATATTGCAATATTCTGCATCTCTTTTGAGTGAGTTTCAAACAAATTTAGTTGTTAATATTAATACTGCGAATGGAGCGGTAAGCGGTTCTATGTCGTTTAGATTAATGGGGCAATTAGATTCATTTATTTTTGATTTAACATCACAATTATAGTTATATGGCTTATACAAATAAGATTATTTTTATTAATGGCACTCAAGTTTATTATGTTAATACATCTTTAAAAACTCAAGGTGGTTATCCAGAGACAGTGCAAAGAGTGCAAATTTCTGGTAATTCTGTAGATGTTCAGTCTTACGATAAACTAGAAACAGCAATTGCTAAAGTTAGTTTTGATATTCTAGTGTCTGATTCTGATAACGATTCTGATCCAAGACAATTTATTAAAAGCATCAAAGCTAATAAGGGTAATAATCAAATTGTAATACAATCAGATGGGGTTGGTAAAACTCAACTTTATAAAAATGCTTCGTTAATGAGTGATCCAGAAATTAATGAAAACCCAGATGGGACTATTTCATTAGCATTTGAATCTATGCCAATGATATTGGTTGATTAATATTTTTCTCTAAATCAATAAATTTTATCTAATATGGAGCTTTTAAAAGAAAAGGAATACGAATTATTATCTGAATGTCAATATTTTGATAACAATAAGACACTGCAATCCACTAAAAAAGTTAAAATGTTCGCTCTTAAATTTTGTGATAGCGATGGTTTAAATGATTTGAGTGATTATAAAACAATTCAATTTCTTTGCGATAAATCCTATATTTCTCCTATTCAAGAAGGTAAGTTAAAATTTGACTCGCTAGATGTTAGAGCCGCTAAATTATTGCTTGTGGAGTATAGTAAAAATTTTTTAGACCTATCTCCTTTCTTACCGAAAGAGTAGAGAGGAGGAAGTTTAAAGAAACTATCTATAGCTTTCTAAAGCATACCCCATTCACCTATAGCGATATTATTAATATGCCTTTCCCAGAGCTTTTTGAATGGTTAGATATAGCTATTAAAGACAACCAATCTGAACACCAAAAAGCTGAAGCCGCACAAAAGAAAGCTGAAAGCGAAGTAAAAAGGAGAACAAGATGAGTGATAAAATATCCTACATTTTAGAAGTCCAAGATAACTTTTCTACTGCCACCACAAAATTTAAAAAACAAATTACTGCAATTGATGGTATTCTAAAGTCATTAAATAATGAATTAGATTTAACATCAACTAAGTTATCTAAATTTGGTAAAGGATTAAAATTTAATTTTAATGCAAACGCAGATTTGGATAAACTTTCTAAATCTATGGATAAAGTTGCCACTTCCGCTGGTAGGATGAGAAAAGCTACATCTAAATACCAACCAGACTTTATTTTAAGTGGCGATGGAAAGCTAAGTGATCGCATATTTAATGCTTCAGCAATCAGACTGGAAAAATATAATAAAAGAGTTTCTGATGGATATAAGGCTTGGGGAATAAAAAATAATATTGAGAAGATTAGGATACAAAAATATTTTGATAATTTAAGCGGCAGTAAAACACAACTAGCTTTATATAACCCGCCATCCAAAAATTTTGTTATGGGGGAATCTAGCTCTAGCTCTAGCATCTCAAGCCCTAGAAGATATAGCCCAAACTTTACTTTACCAATTGATAGTTCTTATAGACGCAACTATTCCCAATCTACAGCATTAACTCCTTATAATCCTAATCCATATGGAACAGCAGTATCTATATATGGAAATTATCGTGGTAAAATTATAGAGGGAGTTTATAAAGATGTATCAGAAGAAATATTAAGTGCAACAAAAAATAATTCTGCTTATAAAGGTTCTGCACGCCCTGTTTTTGCTGGTCCATTTTCTAAAATAAAATTTGATAATGAGACTGGTGGATGGGTGTCTGCTGATAAAAGCAAAATTGCTGGTTATGGAATGGCTGGCTTATTAGGTGGAAGATTAGGGGCTAATGGCATTGCTTCTGGCTTAGGATTTGCAGGAGCCGCTTATACAGTTGGACGATCTGTTAAGTATGTTCACGACACAACAGTTCAAATGGACTCTTTGCGAGCTTCTTTATCTGCATTAATTCCTAAGGTAAAAGGATTAGAAGTAGCTACCCCTGAAAGTGAGGTTCAATACCTAAGAGGAGTTTCAGATAAATATGGTTTAAATTTTAGTGATATTGCTCCTGCCTATGTTAAGATGTTAGGAACTGGTGGAAAAACAGATGCTTCTT